CTGGTGCTGCAATCTGCACGACACGACCAAACAAGCCAAGACTTGAGTCGCTGCCTTTCTCTGCATCAGATAACGCCATGCCGCTGATTTCATAAGAACCAAGTTCTTCATGAATCAATGGGAATGTAGCTGAAGCATCTTTTTTAGTACGCCACAACTTCACTTCGACTTTGCTATTGTCTACTGTGTTAATACCACGGAAAGTAAGTTCGTACTCTTTACTGTCTTGGTCATTGATTGTGGTAACTGAAGCTGCACCTGCGGTAAAGTCAGCAGTCAACGGCATGGTTAGACCAGTTACATCACTTAGAGTTACTGTGCCGAAAGCTGCATCAACTTTATATTTTGATTCATTAACAACAACTGGCGTTCCTGTTGAATCTTTGATAACCACATTCGACACATTGTAGCCACCCAAAGCAACTTCTTGGCCTACAGCAACCGTGCCGAGGTTCTTGGCTGTCACCGTTCCGCCTGCAATGGAAGTTGCCTGACCATTAAGAATATAAGCAATATTTTCTTTGCTTGCTTCTTCCAAAGTGCCGCTGAATTTTACACTACGAGTTCTTGTCATCATAAAATCAGTGGTGCGCTGACCCGTTGTAGACTCTTGGTGTTCGATCACATCGCCATCCAATTCAATCTCGAAATCTGGCGCATTTCCCACATGACGAGCTGCCCCAGCAACACCTGCAACAATCGGCGATAAATACAATTTACCCTGCAACGAAATATACTGTTTAGCCATTGGCTTTTACCTCTTTAGTTGATTTTGGCTCTGTTTTGACTTCAATAATCAAACCATCGCTTAATAGTTTTTCGATCTGCACTTGTGGCAAATCCCCGATTGTGTCGCCCTTTGACCACGGGCCGACTGGTTTTAATGCTTTATATCGCTTGGTCATAAATACCTCATGTAAAAACTTGTATTTCAAACATAAATGGAAAATATGCAAAGCCTGGTGAGCTTCCGATTCGCACTGGAGAATTTGCTCGCTTAAACATTCGATAACCTGCGACTTGAGGATTGAATCCCTGCAGTGTGTCCAGTAGATTTCGAATGAATGGATCTGCTTCTTTACGCAGTGAGTTTGTATTTTGCAATTGAGCGCCCGCATCTCGAATACATAGCACGACTAACCATTGCTGAAATACTGTTGCAGAACTTCCATTGCCCACACTTTCACTAACACGATCATCAAAATAAATCACACTGACTGAGGGTGCATTATTTGAACCTTCAAGCATTGCCTCTATCGTAAATGGCGTATTAACTTCTACAAGTTCAGGCATATCTGTTTGAATTCGATCGACCAAAACAGGCTCAACTGCGAAGTAATCTTGAATTATCGTCATAGTTACACCACAAAAATTCCAGTACCAAATAGGTGTGTTGGTTGGTCATCCTGCACAGGAAAATTCAAAACAGCTTTGCCAGTTGCAATGTTCTTAAGCCAACTCATCACATCTTCGTAATCAAGCCGAACAATTTCCGTAGGCTTGTCCTTATACAAGTAATACCGTGCAACAACAGCGACTGCGCGCTTAACTGGTTCAGTAGTAACAGGTAAAGGTAAGGGATATTGAACAGCAATATAGCCATTCACCATTTCTACAGCATCCGAAATGGCTTGTTCGGATGTTGTTGGGTTAGCTCCATCTGTTTTGGCAATATTGCGTTCAAGTCTGACAATTTCAGTTTCACCAAAACGACCAATAAGCTCATCCCGTGTTAAGTAAGACATTTAATCCACCACTCTATATGTTATTGATTGTCTCAATTGGCCAGTGTCTATTAATGGCTTGCTGCTTCCTTTACGCTTAATTGTTTGAGCTTTCAACGGCGTAAATTTGCCATTCACCATGTACATCTGCACATCTGCCGCAGCTTGCATACCTAAAACCTGCTTAATCTTTGTAGGGGTTGTTCTAAGTAGAAGTAAGTCCTTTACCTCTCCCAACAAATATTTGCCATATTTACCTTGGTTCAGTGTGATTGATGCACGTAGAAACGATCGCTCTGGAATTTTGCGGCTAGGTGCACCATATTCATGAATTGCCGCGAGATCAGGCATCGTGATTGAACGTTTACCGCTATGCATCCCAAAAGCTCCAATCTCAACCTTTCCCAGAAACTTATTCGCCTGTTTTTGGAATTGTTTTAGAATCCAACTTGGATTTTCTGACATTTCAACTTTGACTTTGAACATAGCCACCTAGCCTTTATTACTTAGCAGCTGCTAACTTTGCTTGCAGATCTTCAAGTGATTCATCATCACTAAATTCGACATTAAGCTCGGTCAATTTGGCTTTTACTTCCAGCAATTCAGCTTCACGTTTTGCCTTAGCTGCTGTATCAGCTTTACCACTTGGCTTAGTTTTCTTAACCTCAGATATGAACAATTCACCTGATTTTTCTAAAGCGTTAAAAACAGGATGATCGACTAAAGCTTCATGTTGCTCATTAGTGATTTCAACTTCTTCGCCTTTCGGCAATACAACTGCACCGAATTTGGTACGTGCTGATAGGCGACCCATTTCACCCTGATATGTATATTTCGGCATTTTCATTGCTCCAAAAATGACTAAAGCCGCGTAATTGCGGCTATTTAGTCATGATTTATAAATTGCTTAATTAAGTTTTAGGAACGTCCATATAGCGCAAGCTATCAACACGTTTGAGCCATACACCTTGATATAAGTAATAACCCGGTGTGAATAGATCAAGCCCATCAGCTTGAGGTGCTAAGAATTCCAACTCTTTTGGAATGCGCATTTCGATACAAGCTGGATCACGACGATAAACAGTAATACGGCGAATACCACCCACCCCCATCGACTCTGTACGACTTGTTGCACGAATTGTGAGTTTTTTACCTTCAAGTGCAAGTAAATTATTTTTTGAAACCCATTCAAAAATAGTGGTCTCTAAATTATCAGCGATACGTCGTTGAGTCAGAATACGCATTAAGCTCGTTGGAAGAATCATCGTATCTGGAGTGATTGCGGGATTGAATTCACTTGCTTCAATCGCATCAGACAAGATGTCATTAATGTCTGCAAGGATTTCATCCGGTGTTGCAGTTTCCCATGCCTTTAATGCAGTCTGAACATTAACCCCAGTTTGGTTAAACAAACCACGCAAACCTAGATTAAGATCACCCACCCAAGCAATACGCGACATATGCTTTTCAAAACCCAAACGAGCAGCTTGGATCTTGTCAGCTTCAAGAGTGATACCGGCTTGAGATGCTGTGGCCAATTCAAGAATTGAATATTGATAACCAATTGAGCCAGAACGAACGCCTAGATCCACGTTGTCGTAGAATACTTCAGCTAATGGAATGTCATTACCCGTACCGCTATGGTCCTGACCTTCACCTACGCCGTTTTTACGTTGTAATGTGTGTTTGGTCCCCACCACTGCAGGGAAATTTGATTTCACTGGAATATACGAAGCGTATTCAGTTGCTTCAGTCATTTGTGGTGTCATTTCATTACTTGTTTCTAATTGAACAAGTAAAGTCACCAAATTTTTAAGATTAAATGCATCACCCGCCTGAGCTTGCATAATTGGTGCAACACCACCAAACAGGGCGAGCTTTCGATTAATTAGTTGTTCACGATTCATGTATTAAGCCCCGCGTAATTGAACAATAGCCATGCCATCAGCATTGGAAATGCAATCCCAAGTAGCACCGACTAATTCAGTGCCATCTGTTGCACTTGTTTGATATGAACCCAATGGGTTGTTAGTGGTTGCATTCGCTGTGCGAACGTAAACCTTGCCACCTGTGGCTGTAATTGGAACCGCGGGTTTTACCCAGATTCGACCGACTCGCATGATCGGCGGCACATCGTATTGTTGATATGCTTCTTTGCCACTTGAATCAGTACCGTTCTTGCCGATGTGTTGATGCACAACGATACCGATAGGACGCAAGCCACCCCCAACGACAGAACAACGAACGCCGTCACCTGCATCACAAGCGACTTGGCCATCATTTAAAGTGCCTGCCCCTGCCATTGGCATAGAACGCACATCTTCAGGCGTACTTTTAAGGCGTTGCCCGACTACCGCCACTTTTGAATTAAGCTGCATTTATTAGCTCCTTAAATATCTTTTTTCCAAGCTGTTGTTTTGTCATAGCCCTGTTCTTGTGCAGGTGTCGAACCATTCCCTCCTGCTGGTGGGGTATTTTGGCTATCACCCGTAAAGAAACTATTAATTGGGTTTGACGGGGTTTGAGTGCCACTGGTTGCAACAAGCGCACGAAACACCATGTCGACTTGCTCAGGTTTAGCATCACCAATTGCAACTTGTCCCAAGATAGCGCCAACGATTGCATCGCCAGCTTTGGCATTAATAGCCTCACGCTTAATTTGCTCACAAGAACACCCATCCGTTTTCACATTTGCATTGAGTTTTTTTGCATCTGAAATTACAGCTGCACGCTCATTTGCCAATGCTTCTAACTTTTCTGGTGTGACTTGATTAGCTTCAAGAGTTGTGACTTTTTCAGCATTGGTTTTTGCATCTGCTACGACTTTATCGATTACAGCTTGAACGGCAGTTAATTCAGAAATAGAAAACTCTTGATCTCCAATTTTCAGTTTTGAATTAACTGTCTGTTGTAACGAAGCCAAAAGATCCTGATCCTTTTTAAGTGCTGCGGCTAATGCAGAATTATCAGCCACGTCAAAAGGGATTCCATTTACAATGATTTGCATTGTTTTCTCCGTATTTGTTGGATTTGGTTTTTGATCGCCAATGCGGCAATCGCCACCACATCGACCATATTTGACTAAGGCAACATGATCGCCATAGAAGTTTTTGAATTCAGCTTGATACGGCGTACCGTCCGCAGCTGTTCCGCTGATAAGATGAAGTTCTGCGCCATAGCCTAATGAGAGCTCTAAGCGTTCTTGGCTTTGGATCTGCTGAATCACATCACTATCTTTAATCAGCAAATCACCAATTAGATAATCCCCATCACGGCGAACATTGAATAATGTCCCGATTGAATGGGTTTTCCATGTCGCTGCATTGATAGAATTACCCGGTGGATGATTGTCTGTGACATCTACACCCTGATAGCTTTGGATTGTTTCAGGTCGAAATAGCTCATCAGCTGAACTAAAGACATTAATGACCTGATCAGGCGTATAGCCCTCTATCCCATTAAATTCGGCTGCGTAGTATTGGCGTACCTGTGGGGCCTTGCCTAATCTGGCATCTTTGCACAATAAAAAACCCTCTTGAGTGAGGGTTCTTGTTGATTGAGCAGGTGCAAAGTCACCTAACTTTAAGTGAAGTAAATAACGTTTCATAAAGTAATACCAACTCCCATAATTAGAAATAGAGCTAACAGGCACATGAAAATAATAAAAAATCCACCCTCTAAATTAGGTTCTTGGGTTTCTATTATCGATGGTGGTTTTGTCACAGCTATTGGCCTGTGTACATTGTTATTGATGCAAGGCATATATCCCCCACACTTTCTGGTATAGCAACAATTTTTACAGTTACATAAATTACTCATGTTTCTTATCCGTTCTATTTTGTTCTGCCATTGCCTGTTCGGGCGACTTTGCATTCTTATCAAATAAATGTGCAGTATAAGGTATTGGTACACAACGGCATCGGATTGGAATACCAGGATGCCCATCTGATGGAGGATCATTCCAAGCGAATATCAAACCATCACGCAAACGGTGCGAATGTCTTACTCTCTCATCACGACTTGTTGACCATGTATAGTGTGTAATACCTAGCTTTTGTTGACGAATCTGAGCAAGTCGTCCGTTGATTTTTCCAAGTTGATCAATAGCAATTAACTTAGCGCGTGAATCAGTTGAAAATCCAATCTCTAAAATAGATTTTTTAATCTCTTCTGATCGCTTGCCCGTTTGAATTCCATCTAATACGGCGGCTTCGACTTTATCTAAGTATTGCTTTGGAATTGACTGGATTAGAGACACGTTTGCAGCTATTGCACTATCAACCGCATCTTGCAGATCCTCATCACGCATCAAGCCAGTAAAATCCAACCCTGTAGACTTGTAAAGCATCTCTCCAATTTGCTTATCACTTGCTTTCTTCTGCTTCAAAACGATTTGTGTCGCAAGTTGAGCTGCTATCAGATCAATACTATTCGTGATTTTCTGTTTTAGATTTCCCAGTGCATTTTTAACACTTGAAAATATACCATCACCAATATTAATCCCAATCGAATCCCCCATGTTAAATGCCAACATAGGTTCAATATCATCTTTGACACCCTTTTGACATAGATGGCTTATCGACAAAAGTGCTT